AATTATAATTGTTGGTAACGTGTTGTTGATTAAAACGTTTGTAGGTTGCTCGTAAAATAATTTCGTTCCATTAGTTGCAGCAAGGTGAATTACAACATCATATTCGGGCAGCAGTTGTGTAGTATTTTTATCTGCTAAATCTTCACCACGTATTTTTTTATCATACGGAACAACATACGAATTTTGATTTTGTAAATATTTGTAATAATGACTGCCTATAAAGCCATGTGATCCTGTAATTAAATACTTTTCCATGAAATTTTTGATTCGCCTTTATTATGACGCATTTTACCTTTAAATACTTTATTAAAGTGACTTTTATCAATACCATTAGCAAGATTATGTCCAATTATATCATCGTTAACTTCAAATTGTTTTCTGCATATATCAAACACATGACAATCTAAATGACCGCGTAAATTATAAATTGCATCTGTATCATAATACATCTTCCACATTTCAAAAAACTCTTTTGCAAAAGGATTTGTCATGTCGAATTGTAAATATCCTGTTTCGGTATATTTAGGTTCTCTTCCTAAATAGCTACAAAACGCACCTTGTGGCAAATTCCTTTTAAAAAATCTTGTAGACAATGGACTTAACACAACTGTATCAGCATCCAGCCATACTAACTGTTTTGTTGTGCAATTCATTGCAGCATGGCATATTGCATAGCTTTTATGTGAAAATCTCACAGCATCTTTAATAAAACCACGTTTTCCTGGTTTTAAAGGCTTGTGTCCGTTACGTGCTTTGAATTCTACCAAATCTGGACACACATCATTTAAGATTAAATTATGCCAATTTTCTTTTCTAAATTCTTGCGGTTGATCTGTATATATTACAACCTTTATACTAGGATCAGCAAAACGTTTTAATGTGCTTACAAAATGCTTTGCATAGTCTGCATAATTATTTGGACTATATGTAGTTATTACAGTTACACCCATACTATCCTCCAAATCCAAAGATATAATCTTTTCGCACATTACCTAATTCAACTGCTCCTAACACTTCTTTTAGATACGCACCTGCATTGTAGTCAGTGTCAGGATGCTGTTCACAAATTACAATTGGTTTGTATTTTAAAATAGTTTCGTGCGCACCTTGTAGCACTTGTAATTCATGTCTTTCGCAATCTATTTTTAACATACCAAACTTAGGTAAATTTAAATCGTCTAATTTTTTTATTTCTATAGTGCCTGAACCAATTTCTGTAATATGACTGTTGCCAGTATTTACAGGATCCCATTGCATTTCAACATTACCTTGTGTATTGCCTAATGCATAGCGATTTATTTCTACAGGTAATCCTTGCACATTTTTTTCTAAACATTCTAACACTTGTGGCATAGGTTCAAATGCTATAACTTTACTAAATTTTTTGGTTAATGGTTTTGCCCATAAGCCAACATTAGCGCCTACATCAATTGCAAGATCAAAATCTGTAACATACTTGTATGCTTCGTCTCTTACATCGTCTTGATATTGGGGTGGTCCACCGTTGTTCACTCTTTTGTTAATAAGACGTTCAAAATGATTGTCACTATCCGGCATCCAATAATCAAAAACTTTTTTCATAACGTAGCATCTTCCATTCCAGCAACTCTTAGCTTTACTATATTAGTTATCTGCCATTGCTTTTGGTCCAATGCTTTTAAGACTCCTAACCACTTGTTGCGTAGTAATGCAAACTCGTTAATGATTTTTTCATAATCAACAACGTCTGCTTCACCGTCAACGTATTTTTCAACGTCACGGCTAGACAGAGCTCGTTGATAGTTTTCAAGATATTGTCTAAAAAATTTACTACGCAATCTGCGCAGTTCTATATTTAAGTATTCAAGTATTGCTTCAATTTCTTGAAGCTGATTAAATCGATGTTCAACAATACCAGGCATCTCAGAAGCTTGTTTTTCAACATTGCCTTTCAGCTTTACTTCTGTCTTTGCCTGGTTTATTTCATTTTCAAAATATTGTATAGCTGCCGGTATTTGATTTATATCTCGGCTAACCTGACTATACCATCCCATTAGTCATCCCATTCATCAATATAATCGTCATCCATTTCCAAGTAATATTGAATAGCAGCATCTAAGTGCTTATCAGTTCCTAGTAATTCTTGTAAACGTGTATCATCAACACCGTAGTCGATTAACATATCTACAAATTTTTCTGCTGCTAATTCAATATGTTTCTTGTCGAAATATTCCTTGAATAACATCCATATATCGGCAAAGAACTCGTCGTTCATTCTTCAGCAAACTCCTCGTTATGATCAATCACTGCTTCTTCGTCAGCGTTAGCGATATTTACCATTTGTTCTTCTTTTGCCGGTAAATCGGCCATGATCATTTCGAGTAGTTCACCTGTCCAATTCTTACGATATTCTAGTGTTTCATTTCCTTCGCTATCAATATACTTGTAGCGATTGCCTTGTTTTTCAAGCAGTCCTTTTGCTTCAAGCAAATCAAACATACCTGAATATGGATCCATACCTGTTTCATATGGAATCTTAACTTGCACTGCTTCAAACGGTTTAGCGTAACGTGTTTTCATTACCTTACACGCTGCTCTAATACCATGCACTTGTGAAGTTTTGTTGCCATCTGCATCTTCTTTTAGTTTTAGCTTTTTCATTGCTACAACCATAGAACTTGCATATACAAAGCCACTACCGCCTGAAATTTTATCATCTGGATCAAACATATCTTGTGATGCATAAGTGTGGTTAGTAACACACATACCTACATTGTATGAACCAAACATATTAACACAGTTAGTAACCAGTGCTTTCAGTGCTTTAGCTTTACGACCCATATCGCCTTTCATATCACCTGCTTCGAACTGATTTACTTCAGTTGGTGACATAAGCATACCCAATGAGTCTACTACAAACAACACTTTAGGTCGATCTTCTTCGTTCATTGAACGATAGTCATCCATAAATGTTGAAATAGTTTTTGCAACGTCATCAATCATTGCCATGTTAAGTTTTAGTAGTTTACTGTCATCGCAGTCAACACCTAATGCTTCTAGCCATGTTTGGTCTAGTGCGTTTTCTGAATCAATAAGCACTACAAAGATGCCTTGTTCTTGTGCTGACTTTACAATGTTGCCAGACACAATGTAAGACTTGCCTGCACCTGATTCGCCTGCAAACACGCTTACTTTACCTAGTGGAATGCCTCTACGGAAATCACCACTGAGCAGATAGTTAAGTGCAAAGTTGCCTGTGCTGATCCAATCTTGTGGATCGTTAAAGCCTGCACTCATACCTTTAATAGATTTTGTTAATGAGTTTCGAAACTTACTAGGATCGAATGCTTTTGTAGCCATACGTATCTCCTATTCTAAAAAGCAAAGGAAAGGGCCGAAGCCCTTTCTATTATTGACCTTGACGTGCTCTGATCATTGCAAGAATGTCTTGAGCCCCACCTGCATCTTCTGCTGCTGGTGTTGCTGCTGGAGCAGGTGCAGGTGCAGGTTCTGGCGTTGCTGCCGGAGCGGGATCTTGCCAGCCAGTATCAGTTGTTGTTTCTGCTACTGGTGCTGCTGCTGGCTGTGGAGCAGGTGCTGCAACTGGATCACCAGTTCTTGCTTGCATACCTGCTGGACGGAAGTATTGACTCCAACGATCTGGATCATACGCTTCACCGTCTACACTTGCCTCAAACATTTCAGTCAAAACCTTAACTTCAACTTCGCTTGGCTTTTTAGGAAGAAAGTCTGACAGATTAAACAATCCGTTTGTATTAACTGCGTTCATTTCTGCATCGCCTAGCGGACGTTCTCTACGTGCCCAACTACTTGCACCATAATCAGCGTAACCACCTTTGGTTCCTTTGTTAAGACGGAAATCTACACCAGCAGTATAATCTGTTGGTAGTTCTTCCATATCTGGATCCATAAGTGCTTGTTTAATTAACTGAAAGATCTGTGGACCAATAATGAAACGTCTAATTGGATTTTCTGGTGTCGTATCTTCAGTAAGTGGATTGTCTGTTACAAAACCTTGGAAAATATACGAACGCTTTTTCCAATACTTACGACCCATATCTTCTAATGATGGATCTTTAAACCAACCACGCACTTCTTGCAAGATTGGGCAAGATTCGCCATACATTTCCATGCACGGAACTTGCACTTGAACCGGACGTGAATCAGTTTCACCTTTTACACCAGCAAATGGAAGTTTAATCATCAAACGTTCTACCCAGAAAAACGTATTATCTGGATTACCGTCAGGAAGGAAACGTAGAGTTGAACTCTCACCTTCTTTCATATTCCAAAATGGGTAAATTGCGTTATCGCCGCCGCCTGTAGAACCACCTGTTGAACGTGTTTCTTGTTCTTTGAGCTTTGCTCTAATTTCTGCTAATGATGCCATAGTAATGCCTCCTTATGTTATGCCTATGTGCTTGTGCCTTAAATGTGCAGCACAGTTATTATACTACACATGTTTATTTATCTTGTCAAGTATATTTTGTAAGTAATTGTAAATTAATTGTTTTTCCTGTTTTTAACCATCGTTTTATCAACGCATAAAGTTCGTAGTGATTTTCTTCCGATAAATGATTTGGATCTGAAAAATTAGGAGAATGCAAATTTATTCCAATACTGCCTTCTGCAATACAAAAGTTTTTTGGATTTTTTACCATTGAATATAATCTGTGTTCTTGTATATCGTCAAAAATTGGGACCACCATTACTTTTTTAAATAACTGAGTTATATCTTTTAATAACGACACACGTTTCCAAAAGTCAATTTCGTAATTTTGATGAAAATAGTAATACCTATAAAAATTATTTAAAAACTCATAATGTTTACTATATTTACGCATTATTTTTTGAACTTCAGGAGTTTCATCTTTCCAAGTTTGTTTATAACCATCGATTAATTTTGCCGCATAAACTTGATGATGCTCGCTTGCTAAAAAAGAAAAATCTATACGAGAATTATGAGATATGAAAAAGATAAGATTTATATTTTTTAAATCTTCTATATTATGTTTATGTTTTTCAATTTCTTTGTATAAAACATCAAGTTGGAAATCAGGACCCGATCCACTTTTGCCAAAATTAGAAACGTTAAATTTTTTTTCTAACATAATAGGCCAGGCAGGTTTTCCATTAACTTCTGGATCTTGCCATTTCTCGACGAAACTATCACCAAATAGCCATATTTGTTCTGCCATATTATGCCTATTAATATTTGTTTAAGTAGTTAGCCGATTATCTTAAACCGGCTAACTTTATTTTATCTTGTGCCTCTACGTCCGCCTCTTGTGCGTGGACCGCCGCTTCCGGGCAATGGTGCTGCTGCTGGTGCTGCTGCTCCTTGTTGATTTACAGGACGGAATATTTTATTTCCTTGTGCGTCAACATCTCTAACATGTGGTTGTCCAGCAATAGTGACCTGTTCACCCGGTTCCCAATAGTTAACATTTTGCATTGCTGCTGCCATACTTGGATAATTTGCATTAGCAGCGCCTTGTGCTCTTGGCTGTGCTGTTGCCGGATCACCATCTACTGCTGCTGCATCATCAGCTGCATCTTGTGCTGCTGCACCCTGTCTTATTCTATCTAATATACCTGGTAGTGCAGCTTGGTTACCATAGAAACCATATTCTCTTGCCTTACCTGTTAGCCACGTTTCTTCTTCTTGTGTTCTTGCGCCTTTACCCATCAGTGCTGAAATAGCATCTGCATCGTTAGCATACACTTGTCCGCCTACTCGAACTGATCTTTCAAACTGACCTTGTCCTGCTGTTTTTGCATTTGGTGCAGGTGCGGCACCTTGTTGTCCTTGAGCAGGTGCTGCCGGTGCATCTCCTGCTGCTTGTGGACTATTTGGATCTCTTGTTGCTGCTGCATCGGCGCCCATTTTGTTATCAATTGCTGCTGTGCTGTTAGCCATTGCTGCC